GCGGTCTCTCTTTTACTAAACGCTGTATCGTAACTTTGGATGACATATTCGAGTTGCGGAATCCTTTCTTGATCCCAAACACGCCACCACTCACGCTTAATGATGGCATTTTCTTCACCCGTAGGATTTTGTTGGTATTGAGCGTTCCACTTCGACGGTGGTATTGACGCTTTTACCGCGGTCAAATCATCCAAGCTCCAAAATTCTGGCCAACACGGAGTCCCATCTTCAAAAATCGCGGGCAACTCCACAACTTCCCATTGATCGGCCAAGTTATCTTTGGCCATCGCACGTAACAATTGACCCGTCATGTCCTTCTCAGACCACCTAGTCTGAACCAAAACAATACTGCCACCGGGTTGCAAACGCTGTCTTGGACCACCCGTATACCAATCCCACGCATCATCAAACCCAGAACTCGACATAGCAGTCTGCTCCGAGTGCGGATCGTCAATAATGACCAAATCACCACCACGACCCGCTAAGTTCGAGCCCACACCCACCGCATAGTACATTCCACCACGGTTCGTATCCCATCTGCCAGACGCTTTACTGTCTGCTGCCAGTTTTACTTCAGGAAATATCTCTCGAAACTCATCGCTTTCGATCAAGTTTTTTGTTTTACGGCCAAAATTTACTGCCAACTCTGTCGTGTGCGTTGCCTGAATGATCTTCTTGTTTGGCATTCGGCCCATGAACCACGCAGGAAAAAGATAGGACGCAAACTCAGACTTAGTGTGACGCGGTGCCATGTTGATTATCAAACGTTTCAACTCGCCACGAGCCACCCTTTCAAGCTTTTCTGCAATGATCCGGTGATGACGACCCGCGATAAAGTCAGGCCAAACAGTTTTTACGAAAGTTAAAAAATCATTTTGGCACTTTTCGTTTTTTTCAAGCTGCGCAAGCCGAAGCTCAAGCTTCAGTTTTTTCTCTTCCATCAAAGCATTTTGCGCTGCACTCATAGGGGTCCCTAGCTAATTTTTCACACGCAGTTTTCAATGTTTCACGTGAAACAATTCGAATGTTCCACGTGGAACATAGCACTAATTATATGCGATTTTAAACACAAATATAAGACAGTTAACACTGATTCAAAATAACTCATAAATATTCGCGAGAAACATGGCACAAGCCTGCGTAGCCTAAGCACCGGGCCGGGCGCAGCGGATCGCGCTCGTTGGCTGCCGATCTGCGCGACTTGACCCGATCACCGGGGGACCCTGCGCGATATTCCCGGCGGATGGATCACGGCCAGCGGCCAGCGGATCGAAGGCGACCGGCGGCGGATAACTGACACCGGCCACGGTTGACCGGGCGCGGGTTAATTTTTACCGGCTGGGGTCCGGGGACTGCGGCCAAATGCCCACGGCCTGCCGCCAACTGGGCACGGCCTGCCGCCATGGGTTCGCGGTCCGTAGGTTTTGGGAAGTGATCGGGGGGCATGGCCCGCCGTGTTTAACTGCGAAACACTGGGCAATAAAAAAGGCCGCACGGGGGCGGCCTTTTCTGGGTGGGGTTTACTTAGTCAAAGCGGGCGATTTTTGTTTCACGGGTTGCACGGTCACGAATTGCACATATACCGTAATGATAAACGAAGCACTCGAAACTTTCGAAGATAAAACGCGCCAGCGGTGCAAGTGCTGGGTCGTCGTCGTATTTGCTTTGATATGTCCCGTTGTGGTCGTCAACCGTTCCATCTAGTGGATACTGACCAAAGCCGCCAAACTGGTAGGCCTCGTCCATACCCGCCGCGATACTGTCCAGCGTTAACGGATCGGCTCCATAGGTCCCGCTTTCAATGCAAGCTTGACAGAAAAAATCGGGGATAATCCCGCAAGCTTCCGCCAATTGTTCAGGCGTTGCCCCGCCAATTTGCTCATCATTTGCTGGATTAAATTTGCGATCCAGTAACATATCCGACGGTCTAACTTTCAATTGAATTACATTTTCCATATTTAAATACTCCGTAGTTGAACGGGGGCGGAATTGCTCCCGTTATGCGATATTATAGGATAATATTTTAAAAAGTAAAACCCCAACAAAAAAGCCCGCACAATGGCGGGCTTTCGTTTTGCGCTGTCGCTGGGTTTATGCGGCTACTTTATCCAACAATGCGCCCGCTTTCCGTTCAATTTCTATTCGGCTGTCTTGGTGCGGGATATCTCGCGCTATTGCGGTAATTGCTTGCGCGGCATCCCATACTGTCTCAACCGGTCGGCCTTCTTCTTTTAAGTGTCTAGCGTTCGCGGCTTTCGCCATGCGTCCAGATAAACCGGCCCGCTTATTTAAAAATTCAAAACGGCTTTCGTCGTCGTGCGCAATCTTGGCGGCTTTCGCGGCTTGCACTCCCTCGATGAATGTCGAGGTTGCGCCATGCGCAAAACTTTCCAATGCTGGCCGCGCTTCCATAGCGAAACGATCCGGCGCAAATTTAGTGTGGCGTATTTTGATTTCTTGAAAATTTTCCACGCCCCACAAGTTGCGATTCATGCAAACGCCACGTAAGTACATCGCGGCAATGCCTGCCGTTTTACTTCCGGTTTCACTATTCCACGCATAGAAACCTCGAAACATTAAATCGGGCTCCCCGTTCGCAAGCTTGCCGATTTCGATGGGGTTGCAATCGTCTACCAAGAAAAGAAACACGTCGCGATCACTGGCGAATAGTGTCGTCGTTTCCATGGTAACCGGCACGTCCGGATCATAAACGGCTAAACCGTTAGCGTTCCCGGTCATCATGCCCGGAACCTTCCAACGTCCGCCAGACTGCTCGACTAAGTTTTTAACCGGTTCAATGATTTCCCAGTCAAAAATTCGACCGTAGTCGGGACCAGTCGCCGCACGTAGTTCGCCGCCTTCGTTCTGTGCTCCGTACACTTTCACCAGTTCCCGGCCACGGTTATAGCGCAGTCCCCATTGAATACAGTCCGCCGCCAATGGTGCAGGCAGGTCCCGAAGATATCCGGCAGGCGCTCCCGATAACTGAGACAACTGGCCAAAACTCCAATTGGTCGGGGTGTTCACGTGGTCCCGATAATTGTCGTCTTGGTACTCGATACGCAAATCCCCATAGCTGGGGTTGTTTTGGTCCAGTTCCCCCACAACGTTTATTTTGTGAGTATCAACCGTCCGGCTTGTCATTTGCTGGGCGTCGTTCTTTTTAAATGCCAGCATACTGTTTAACGACAGAAACTTTTGATCGTCCGGTCGGCTAAACCACTGGCTCGATACCGCGCTGTTTCCGATGCCATGCGCGAAGGCATTAGTTTGATAAGTCATAATATTAACTCCGTAGTTAAAAAAACGGGGGCGGAATTGCTCCCGTCCCCGATAATATCCCATATTTTTATATATGGTGCAAGTTAATTTTTTAGAAAGTTATTCCTGCCCAATATCGCCCGCAACATGGTGACGAATAATTGAACGCGGCGGGAGTGACTTCGCAAATCTCAAAAGTTTTTCACCGTCGGTTTCTTCCGGCTGGTCGGCTTGGCTAGTCGCGACCCAATGCAATTTCACGTTTCCGCCGTCGGCATAACATCCGCCGCGAGTATTTTCGCCTGCGGCTTTTTTCTTGGCAGCACCGTGCGCAGTAAATCCGACAATAAAATCGCGATCCAGTCGTGCGCATAATGGGTCACCGTTTCCACAGTCGCGGCAGCTAAACCCGTCACGATATTCTGCGGGGCACCGCACTACCTTTTTATTGAACGGCGCGTCGCCAGATTTTTTACCCTGCCAGAATTTATCGGGTACGACGCAAACGGATGGAACCCCGTTATAAATCGATGCGGATGCAGCACCTAGACTGTCGGCGCTAAAATTAATTACGGTTTTACCCTTGCGCAGTTTTTTGCCCCAGCCATAAACGTTCGGATCAAAATGCGAATATGTAAATGACTGGCCTTTATTAGGTACTGCGTCCAATAACGCGTCAAGATAATCTGCGTCAATTTTTTTTGAACCCTTGCCGCTGCAATTAAGTTTGCAAGCGGCTGGGCACGTTGCATATTTTTCGCCGTTGCCTGCGCGGTAAGTTACTGCGATGCCTTTTGTTTTTTCTGCCCGGCTTATTTCTACTGTTTTCAACATGGATTGCCCTCCGTAGTTGTATAAGATTTATCGCATACCTTACACCATAAAAAAGCCCGCAGTCAAGCGGGCTAATTTTTTGTTTTTTTATTTACGTCTGCGTTTCGGTTTTTGTCGCAGATCGTCTGCTGCATCTTCCCCAAACAGCAATTTATAAATCCATTCAATGATTGCCATCTATTTGCGCCTCCTCGTTATCGAGCCAGACCCAAGCTTGCACCCACGCGCCGTCGCTACTTTTAGAAACCTTTGCATCATTATCGATTTCTATATCGTCACATGCAAATTGATTTCTTGCTCTATCGATCCAGTCGTCAGCCATATCGCTACACCTCCGTAGTTTGTTTATGACTATGGGATTGTATGCGATGTTGTGGGACATATCAAGCTAAAAACATTATCCCAATCAATTTGGCCAGCACAATGAAACAAGGGCTCAACTTTCAAGCCTTCAAGCTTTAGATCAACGGCCTCGCTGCCGGGATACAAAAATAGCTGTTCGGGTTGGTTTTTAGTTTTGTGTTTTCTAACCATCACCCAGACACTTGCGTGACCATGCGTTGTTAACCACGCAACTTGGTGTGGTCGTAAATCTACCGCATTCCCTGCGGTGGCTTTAAGTTCTATGAAATGAAAGTTACCTAGCTCATCACATAACACGACGTCCGGTACTCCGGGCATCGCCCACGTTTCAAGCCGTGTTGCTTTCAGGTTCCTCCCAGTCTTCTCCATCCCCGTCTTCATCTGCCTCCAAAAGTCGGCTTCTCGCTTTGTCGCGGTTCTGGGAATTGCTCTCTCCTTCGGGAGTAACGTCGATAGTGATCGGGGCATAACTTTGTTTTATCTCCTTGAGCGCCTTCAACACTTCATCCTTACTCATACTGTCAATGCTGCCAGTGCGAATCTCGCTCTTGTTTACATAAATGTCACCTTGAGCTTGCCCCCTCCGGTATTCTGCTTGAACGGCGGCACTATACGCACCGTTGTTTAATGCCATATCACGGATCGTTTGTAGATCACGCAAATGGCGTTGGTAGTTGACACCAAACTTTTCATCCAGTTCCGCACGATAAGCTTGGATAGCTGCTACCACGTGCGGGCTAATATTTGCGTTGGTTAATTCATATGCCCTAGTGTGAGCAGAACCTGCGGGATATCCTGCATTGATTGCTGCTTCTCGCATCGTGATCTGACCATCTTTCGATACCAGTTCCTTCACAAACAATTCTTGCTTACGAGTTAGCGGCTGCGCTCTTGTTGCTTTTGGTCTACCCACTCTTTTCTTTCGAATAGGAGCAACAGATTTACTAGGCATTTAATTCTCCAGTTATTTGGCGATAGTTTGCCATAAAACT